ACACAGGCTGTGGGTTGAACACCTTGTCCTGTGGCTTTTTCCTAAAGTAAACATGGCCTGTCCCAGTGGTATGCATCCAGGCTACTGGCTCCTGCTGTGTTGGCTGCCAAGGTCCAATCAGCCTTTGAGGGTGGGCCACGTAGGTCCCTGGGTAGTGTTCCCTGAGCCTTGCTCCAAGAATCCTCAGCCACTCGTCATCGCCGCCTAGCTCTATCTTCAGGTCTTTCATGAGGTCCAGTAATTCCCTGCGAGTGGTGGCCCTCCTCTTGCCGTCAGTGTCATCTTTGCTCATGACCTCACCTTTTTAATAGCATTCCAGTTGCTACGACGCATCGTGATCGCATGTTCTCGCTGCGCCTGCTGTTCAACATACACATGCTTGTCTTTGTTTGTGGCGCGTATAAAAGCCTCCCTTTCTCTACCTTCTTTTTTCCAATCACTTGGATTCATTAGCGTGTCCATGCCACTGCGCGCAAGCCATGTGACCAGTTGATCCTCGGTCATGTTGCTATCCCAGAGCTTGTCATTCAACCGGGGAAGATATGCCGCCACATAACGCGGCACGCTGCAATGCGTGTGCCTTGTGTGCCGTGGTGTGCGCTTCAAGGCATTGAGCCGTGAATAATCAATCTGCTCACCGCTAATGAAGCTCTGAACAAGCTTGTCCATGTAGCGAAACCCTCTGTTCCTAAACGCCTTGATCAAGGCCCGATCCCAGAGCTCCTGGAGCATGTCCTCGTGGGCCTCTTTGAGGAGCCCTGATAAAAGATCATTCATCGCCTTTCTCCTTTCTAGTGATGCTACCTAATCGTCTGCGCGTTTCAAGAAGCTCGGGTTCTTTTCTAACTCTCGTAATTCGAGCGACTCGATAAGCCTTGTCAGCTGGCGCACCAAGCGCCAGTTCTCATCCTCCACGGCCATGACAAGCACTGTCTTGACCGTCTCAATGGCACGTTCCATCCGGTTTCTCCAAAGCAAGATTGATATCCAGGGCAGCGCTGATGCCTGAGACGAAATGCCTCATTATTTCTTCTTTGGTCGTTTCGCCTGCATCAACAACGCCCGCACCCATAAGCCCAAGCAGCCACATCATCACCGCCACGCACTCCTCGCCGTCGTAGTCATCTAGCAACTCGTGCATGCGGGTCAAAAGCTCCTTGGATTCGTCAACTCGAACCGCTGTGGGCTTCACAAGGTCCTGCCTTGCAAACGCTCAGCCACAAGCCTTGCGTAGCCTGCAATGTCTTGCCAGGAGTCGATGTGATCGGCGTCGCCGTTGATGATTCGGGCGATCTTGTGGCAGATCATGTCCAGGGCTTCGATCTGATCATCAGCCAGGGCCTTGGACCGTGAGCCAAGCTCCTGGTAGATCACCGATTTCAACGCCTGCACGATCTTTGATAAAGCCACAAAGGTCCCATAATTCTTGGCACGGTCTTCAAGCAACGCCTTGACTTGATCCGGGGTCAGCACGTGAGGATTTGCCGCAACCGCAGACAAAGGAATGACCAGAGGCTTGGGCTTGCGAGGACCTAGCTTGCGGCCCTTCAGAGGCGAGGGACGCTTGTTCTTCGTGCCCTTGCGTCGGCCAAGGCGCTTGGGCGTTGTAACGGCGTCAGTGTGTTGTGTAACGGGTGCTTCCATGTTGTTTCCTTTATGCGTGGTCGTTGGGGTCAAATAAATCGGGTTGCTTAGGCTGCAAGCGACGTTCAATGTTTTCGATCGTCTTTCGTAATGCTTTGATCAGTTCAATCAGCTCATCTTCATCAGGCGTGCTGGGTTCTTGTTCATTCGATGCCATGCTTTTTCTCCACTGCGCGAACAAAGTCGATCGCAAAAAGGCCTGCGGGTTTTTGATGCCTTGCACATTGCATGTAAATGTCCCAGGCCTCTTCCTCGCTCAGGGGCTTGTGGCCCGTGAGCCATGAGCCAAGTCGCTTAAGCCACTGTCTGAGCACGATCTTGCTCCGACAAAAGGATGTAGGCGTGCTTCATGCGCTCGGCAATCCGATCCAGGTCTAGGTCTGCAATGCGCTGACGCTCGGCCAGTATTTTAGGGTCCTTCCAAGGCGGCAATTGACCTAAGCGTTCCCACTCAACGATAAATGTATTAAGCACGTTGGTGGCTTCTGATGTCGTTTTGAATCTCATATTCATTCTCCTTTCTGTTTAAAACGGGGCTGGTTCTATATTTTCCAGCGTTTTAACTCTATCACGCTTTCCTTGTTTCTTGGCCCAGGCAATGATCTTTTTTTGTTCCTCGGGCGTCCTGAATGGCCACTTCATTTGTTCAGGGCTGATGGGAAAGTCTTCGACACCGTTGCGACTAGTCGCCTTTCTCTTTCCGGTACGCATTGTATTCCCTCAATAGTTTGTCGTGCATGTCATGAAGCTTATTCAACTTCTCATCGGCCTCGGCCCACCGAAGCTTCCAAGTCCTGGCAGCTTCGATGTGATTAACGGCGTACATGATGGTGCGTGCATCTTCCATATCGGTCATCTGCTCAGCCATCAGACGCAAGCGGTCAGTTAGATGTTGCACAGTGTTCCTCCTTGTAGACCTTTTTCACTTCTTCACGCAGCTTCTCGGTGACGTCGTGAAAGTTATTGAGCCTGAGCTGCGTTCTGAATATGCCGAAATTGTCTGCCATGACAACAGCAAACATAGAAGCCACTTTGATGCGCAAGTATTCATCTTTGGCAAGCAACGCCTCAAGGACCTGTGCAACCTCGTAGGTCTTTTTGATGGTGAAGTTGTGTGCGTCATCATCGAGTTGATCATTGTCCATCTTTCATTCTCCTTTCTGTTTCAAGTTTCCACACATAAACCGACATAGCCATTCGATACTGATAATCGATCTCTTCAACTTCCCGCCTCAAACGAACGATTCGTTTCTGGTGATAGTCCAGATTTGCGGCCAAGCTTTCTTTGGTGAGCAGCTTCAACGTCTCGACGTCGATTGAGGATTTCATCTTCCATCCCTATGATCGTGCCCTCGTCGAGAGCGTGAATAATGTTGACGCGCGAACGCCTCTTTTGCAATGCATCAGGCGCGTGGTCCAAGTCTAACCAAACATGCGTGATGTCAATCTGCTCCGGCAGATCAAGCAAGGGCCGTGCTTCAAGCACGTCGTAAAACACAGCGACTTCAATCGCTGGGAGCGTCAGATACAAACCGTTGCGCATAAACTTTCTCCATTTCTAAGGCTTTCTCGGGGTCAATCGTGTTAAGTGTACGTATAAACTCTGCGTAGATCAAGCGTTGAACAATAGAAGTTCTTGTTGTTTGATGAAAATCGGTCATCTCCGAGAGCATGGCATAGATCTCTAGAGGAATAGTGACCGTGTTCCATGGTTTGTTTTGTCTGCGCGAGGGAGAATTTCTTTTGCTTTTAATTCGATACCAAACGCGAGGACGACCTTTCTTTGCCATACCTAGTTCCCAAAAAAAGGCCCGTGAAGCACGGGCCAAGTAGCGTTGGGAAAACGCTTAAGGAGACATACACGAACAACAGCCCTCATCATACGGCTTCTCCCCAAGAAGGTCCAGTCTCTACATCCACAACCGACGGCACGGCCAAGTCCACGGCTGTGGCCATGATGTGCGCAGCCTCTTTGGCTTCCTCGATGCTTTTGACTGAGAGCGCAATCTCGTCATGCACTTGCAAGAGCAACGTAAAACCCGCTTGATCAAGCTTAATGAGCGCACGCTTGGTCTGGTCGGCTGCGGACCCCTGGATCAAACGGTTCAATCCCTTATAAGTCATCGCACGCTTGATGCGCTGGCCGTACTTTGCAGCCGCCTCTTCATAAGGAAGTGCCTTGTGAACGCCCCACTCGGTGGGTTCCCAAAGCGGAAAGCGGCACTTGCGACCAAGCAAGGTGCGGATAGCACCGCCCGAGGCGCGGTTCTCGATCCGACGCATCACGGCATCCACCGTGCCGCGCAGGAAGGGAACGTTTTGGTGGAAGTTACGAATCAAGTCCTCGGCCTCATCGATCGGCAGATCGAGGCTATTGGCAAGTTTTTGTTTGCCCATGCCGTACATCAAGCCTAAGCCGATCGTCTTGGCAGCTTTGCGTTTAATGTTGGCCATGTCCGCGACCATCTGATGGAAGTCGGTGCGGGGGTTGGCGTGATAGGCACTGACCATGCTGTCTGCGCCAGGAAGATCCAAGAGGCTTGCATAATGCACAAGTAGACGTGGTTCTTGCGAGGAAAAGTCGTTCGCAGCCCACATGCACCCCTCTTCAGGCAGAAACAAACCTCTCACCATCGGGCCGATCACCTCGTGGCGGGCCGGAACCTGTTGAAGATTTGGGTTAGCCATGGAAAGCCTGCCTGTGACCGTACCGCCATCATCGGAGCGCATCTGGTTGATATGCGGGTGGATACGACCGTCATGAGCGGAGAAGTCCAGGTAAGGCTGTAGGAACGTGCCGTGGGTCTTGTTCAGTTCGCGTGCTTCAATGATTTGCTTGCAGATCGGATGCTCATGCGATTCAAGAAAAGACTTCGTAAAGCTTGGCAAGCCGTTCGTGGTCCGTGGGTATTGAATGCCGAGCTTATCGAACCCCAGCGCGATGCTGGCTGCGGCCCAGATGTCCACAGGCGACCCACAGGTTTTGCGTATGTCTTTGATCAGGGTTTGCTCACGCTCTCGCATCTGGTCGATGAGCTGCTGCGCTTTGTCACGATTAAAGCGAATGCCACGGCGTGTGATGTTGACTAACACCGGAAGCAGATCGGACTCAAGCTCGAAGATCGATTCAACTTCCTCGTTGCGTAAGATGATCTTGAAGTGCTGCCAAAGCTTGAGCGTCAGTGCAGCGTCTTGCTCAGCGTACTCGCCCACATACATAGCAGGCAGCTTCCAAAGCTCCTTCTTGGCGTGGACGTTAAAGTCCTGCGCTGCTTCTTTCAGTCCCTGC